TTTGAACAGCTTCAACATTTTTATAAGCATCATCAGCAAAATAAAAATTATTATAACCTTCTGCGGCCTTGCTTATTATCCAGTCGGCTTTAGCTGATGCTTTACCGTCTGCTAAACCAGTGATATTCTCAAGAGGTATAGTTAAACCTAAACCTTTTAAAAACGCATGTATTGCATAAGCTGCATTCTGTGGTCTTGCTGTAAGAATAAATATATCTTTAGTTGTAAACTTATCTTGGCGTTTCATAGCAAGGTCAAACAAAGGTCCTTTTTTACCTTCTATAACTTGACTAAATTCACTAAAATCAAATATAGCTCCTGCAGCTTCTAAGTCTGCTGACTGTAAAGCAAATTCAGTAGCATTTATTTTACCACTTCTACCATCAGGTAGTTTATATAAAACCTTACTGTTAGACTGAGCTATAGTATCGTCGAAATCAAAAACACTAATACCTCTTTCGGGTGCATTAGGGTTTCTAGCGTTCATCATAGCCTTATTAAAGTTATCTGCTTTGGTTTTATCTGTCTTGGAAAATTGAGCTTTAGCATGTTTCTTACCTACTACGTCTCCTGTTTTTAAGTGCTTTAAAGCAAACATATTAGGAAAACCTAACGTAAAGTCGTCAAAGTATCTTAGCAACCCGTCCATATCTACTGTCCAATACGCTGGCATAGTTTCTTGTCTAGTTACGTTTATGTTATTATCCATAGACTCGGGAACTATTGCTACCTTATATTTATCTTTTAAAGCTTTTAAGTCTATTGGTTTTACGTAGAAATGACTAGTTAAAGCAAGTGCAACATACTCTGTAGGTATCAAGTGCTCATAAACTAACTTACCATTGTAAGAACCTTCAAAGTAATACTCTAAAGGTGCAGCAGCTTTTAACATGCTTTGCATATTAGATTTTAAACTCATCATTGTCATACCAAAATCTAACACATCACCATTTTCTTTCATGTAAGATAAAAAACTTACAAGATTATTCCAAGCTTCAGTTGCGTCTTGTTGTCTTTGATCAAACTCACTAGCGTATTTACTTTTGTTTTTATTTGTTTCTTGTGATGACTGTTCTAATGATTTTTTTAATGTTTTCTCATCAACTATAATATTACCATCTAAATCTACTATGTTTAAAGGCTTAGTACCAGATCCAGTTTCTTTTATATTTACTTTTAAGTTTTTAGGTTCTAGTATTTTGTTTAACTCTATAAAATAATCAGGATTACCAGCGAATATTTGGTATCGTTTTCTCAAGAAAGCAGATACACCAGCTGTTGTCATATGACCTCTAAACCACTTCAATTGATTTATTAAGTCTTTCTCATTTTTTATAGCTTGCTCAGCGTAGTTTAAATAATGTCTTCTTTGTCTGTCAACGTATTTCCTTAATCTAAATATTTCACCAAAGTTTCTAAACTTCCTCTTAACGCCGTCAACAAATATATCGTAAGACTTTAAGTTAAATAACTTAATTAGATTAGTGGCTACATTATTGTTAGATATTTTTTCTGAAACTAAAGCTCCAAGTTTTTTATCGCTTAAAGTGTTTTTGTCACTTGTTATAGCATTAACACTAAACAGAACCTCATTAGCCCATTGCTTTATTTCTTTTTCTGTAAAAATATTAGGATCAAGTATATCTATTAATTGCTTAGCTAATGAAGCGGCTGTAGAATACTCTTTACCTAGTTTTATTATTTTTTTACTTTTCTTATTAAGCTCAGATTTCTGATCGTTATTAAGAGTTTTAGAAAACTGCATCTTGTCAAACTTAGTAGCTTCTGTTTTCTTTCTATCAAATTGATTAGCTAAAGATTCTAGCTCTGTTTGCAAGACTAACTCTGTTACTTGTACTCCACTCATATCAGCGACCTCAGCTAGCTCACTCATAAAGTTTATATCTTGTTTTAATATAGTAGCTTGGTCTTTTATAAGTTCAGCACTTATTTCGTTAGCTAAAGATTTTTGTCTAGCTCTAAGTGTAGTATAACCACCTATAGTAAAGTAAGCTCCAAACTTACCTTTAGATGTAGGTTTTATTTCAAATATAGCGTTTCCTTGCGCTGTTTTCTCTCTACCTATAGTTTTCTTTTCAAACAAAGAAAAGTACTTCTTCTTTATAACAGATACAGGTAAAGCTTTAACTATAGCATTAAAGTTTTCACTATGAAAGTTCTTATACTCTTCACTAACAACAACACCAGCTTTTGTTTTACTGATCTTACCCATACGTTTAACAACAGCTTTTTCTATCTCTTGTTTTATTAGGTTTTTAATTTCAGTAGTTATGCTTTCAGCTGTAAACCTTCCTTTAAACGCAGCTGTTTTTAAGTTTTTAGTAAGCTTAGTTATTATACTTTTCTTCATAGTATCATCGATGAAAGACTCATTACCTTTCATCAATTTATCGAAGCTACTAAGTTTTCTTGCTTCTTTACCTTGATCTATATTAGATGATTCGTTTGCTTTTCCGCTAACAGACTTCTTTAACGTACCGTCTTCTTTAGTTAAACCTTCATTCACAGCATCTCTAGAGAAATACTTAAATACCTCTTTAGATCTTTCTTTGAAAAATGTATTAACGTAAGCTGCAACGTTATTATACTTCTGCTTTTTAGATTCAAAATCTTGAACTAGACCAACGACATTTCTAGCTTTAGAGTCTTCTCTTTGGCTAGGTATCTTATCATACAACATCATAGCAAGCATGTCCTCCTTCTTACCTTCAAAAACCTCTTTTTGGTTCTGCGTATAATTACTACCTTCTTTTAAAGCATTAAACACAGACTCAGCCATACCTCTGTATTTATCAGCTATTTCAAAACCAGCTAATTCTTTACTTTCGTTGGAGTTATATATATCGTTTATCTCTTGAACATCTTCTGCTCTAGAGAATTGACCATCTTGATCTAAAGCCTCAACGTCACTTATTTTAGTATCTTTTTTACTTTCAGCTTTAGTTATAGCCTCAGAAGCTATATCACTTACCTTACCGCTTTTTATACTAGTGTTGTATTCTTTTAGAAAATTATAAACATCTCTACCATTATCAAAAGATATGTTATCAAAACCTTTACCAACAAATAGTCTTTTTAAAGACTCACCTATTTTTTCAAATAGACTTTGGTCGTAACTTATTTTGTTTTTTTGTATACCATCAGAAAAGTAGTTTATATACTCAGTATTATAACTACTAGGATCAACACCACCCGCTTTCATAGCGTTCATAACCCAAGTGTTATTCTTACTAGAAACCCTGGACTTAAATTGCTTTAAAAAACTAGCCTGTTGCTTACCATCACCAACTAAAGCGTTTAACACAGGGTGTAAAAACTCGTGACTAGCTACGGATACAGCACCTACTTTCTTAGCTTGTACTTTGTTTATAAATATCTTACCTTTTCCAAGGAAAACACCATCAGATCCAGCTGCTTTTTCCTTAGCTTCTTCTAGCGATATACCTTGATCATCGGCTATGTTCTGGAAATAAGTATCTTCGTCCTCATTTACATCAATATCAAGACCTCTTTTTTCAGCTTCTGGCTTTACCGCTTCTAAGTTTTTATTAAACGATGCTTCAAATTTATCATCGATAGCTTTAGCTATAGCTTTCTTTCTATCCTCTATAGTTACGTCTACTTCAGCTCCTTCGTACTTGGAGTTTATTTCGTCTATCTTAGCATTTATATTTGCTAGCTTTTGTTTTGCTGTTCTTGTTTTATTCTTAGATAACTTAAGTCTCTCTTTTTCTAACTTTATTAATTCAGCTCTATCCTCTACACCAGATACTTTACTATCTATTTCTTGATCTAAGTTTATGTTTTGTTTTCTATTATTGACTACAGACTCTACGGCTGGTGAATTTTCTACATTTATATCAGCGGTAATATACGCCTCGTCATCCATCATTTTCAACGCATCGTGAAACTGCTTACCGTTCATTTTTTCCCCGTTTATAGAGTATTTAGGGTTACCTTTACGTAGTGCGTTAACAGTGTTTATAGCTGTAAAAGATTTATCAGCAAAACCTTCTATCATTATCTCCTCAAGGTTAAACTCTTGTCCACCTGCTTTTTGACCAAAATACTCACTAGCTAAACCACCTGCTGTTTCTGTAGTTGCAGAAGCTACCACGGTTGCTGATCTAGTAAAGGCACTAGCTGTTGATTTTGCAACACCCTTACTAACGGCACCACTAACACCACCTGTAACAATACCTGTTATACCATCTATAGCTCCTATTGTTAAACCTCTAGCTAAAGCTTTGCTTTTTATATCATTAAACATAGCCTCGTTGTTAGTGACTTTTTTAACATAAGCTATTCTAGCTTCGTCACTCATACTAGCCCAATTTAAACCAGAATCAGTTGCTGACTCTTGTAATAGTTGAGCTGTAGTTAAACCTGTTTCCATAGCGCCAGATAAACCACCCATGAAACCACCAACAGTTCCAGCTATAGCACCAGCACTTGATGTTATAGGAGCGAAAGGGCCACCGAGTAAACCTACACCGGCCCCAGCAGCAGCGCCACCTCCAGCTAATGCAGATGCTGTACCTAATACTTCCTCACTGTCTTTAAGCGATGCTAGCATACCAACAAAAGACTGCGTCATGTATTGAGCCATAACAGTTGGATTATCTAAACTAAAATAAGATTTAAAAAAAGCAGTAACACCATTGTCGCCTTCTGATTTGTACTTTTCCATCATCTTGTTAGCATAGATCATTTCATCTGTTTGTCCAGCTTCTTCAAGTCTTCTACCTGATTTTATTAAAGCCTCTAGCTGATCTTGATTCATGTCTTTTCCTAACTTATACAAGTCAAAAGCTTCATCAACACCACCACCTTGAGCAGCTCCACCTTCCCAGACTCTAAATAAGTCATCTGCAAAGTTGGTAAATCCATTTTTTACACCAAATTTTTCTTCAAAGTAACCAGGTTTTTCTACGGTAGTTTTTTCATTAGGATTCCAAAAAGGTGATTCCGATAAACCATCTTCCGAGCTTGAGGCCGTATTTTCTTTTGACCCCGCATTCGCCTCTACATTTACAGGGTCTGTTTGCTTTCCCGCAGGATATTCTTGTATAACTGCTTTTATATTCTCCTCTGATTCACCAGCGTCCATCATTCTTTGAACGATCAATTCTAATTCTTCCATATTTAATTCGAGTATTTAGCTATTAAGTCTGAAGCTGTTTGTTTTTTTGGTGATTCTTTTTTAGGTTGTTCAAAATAAGCTCTTAACTTATCCAAACTAGGTATCATATTATCTGGCACACCTTCTTCTTGCATTATCTTATAAAGTGTATGCTCGTCCATTTCACTTAAATTATAATCTTGATCACCATACCATATAGTGGCACTACCATCTTCTTCATCAAAAAGAACTTCTCCAGTAGTATAAGCTTCTAAATCTCTCCAGTTACCTTTACCTAAAGCAGCCACACCTTGCATTATGTTGTTCATTTTCGTGCCATACTTTCTTTCCGACTGTGTACCTCTTGTTTTTTTAGCTGTTCTCTTTACACTTGTTTTAGCGGTTTCATTAAACATAGTCATGTATGAATCTACAACCATGTTTCTTAATTCATCAGTTCTTTCCTCATTGTAAAGTAGATCATCATCTAATATACCTAAACCACCTTCAGTTATAAAATCGTCTGTTGCTAGTGATAAAACTTCATCTCTAGATTTAGTTATGTTTTGTAGCTTCATTCTATAAAGTCTTTGAGTACTAGGACTCATTTTACCAGACTTATATACAGCTTCATTCATGTTTAATATTTCACTAGCTCCTTTATTGTTTTTAACTGTGTAGTCAGGTATTTTGTCAAATTCTATATAACCACCTTCTTCGTTTAGGAAAGTTATATTACCTTCATTTGAAAAAACCATATCAAGCTCGTCAGTGTAAACAGATGATAGTAAGTTTCTTTTATTAGTATTCACAGAGTTACTCACCATACCATTTTGACTGTCCTCTAAGAAGTTATCTTTATAAGACTTAAACTGAGCTAACTGGCTATCAACATTTCTAAATGAATTTTCAATCTCAGTCATTCTTCTTTTTACAGCTATACTGTTAGTGAAATCTCCAGCACCCTCATATTCAGCTGCTTGTTGAGCTAGACCAGCAAACTCCAACTGCTTACCTTTAGCCCACTCATGTATACTTGGTTTATATTTACCAGGTAACTTAGAAGTATCTATACCATCAGGCATAGAGTTAAGATATTTTTCAACCTTAGCGTTAGCTCTAGCTTGTTCAGCTTTCTCCTGTCTCTTTCTAGCTATGATAGAATTCATTTGCTCTTGAAAGTGTTTGTCTTGTATTTTAGAGTTATTCATAGCATCAGCGTTAGTGATGTTTTCAACTCCTTGACCTGAATAATCTGGTAACCTCATATTTTGTTTTTTTTGTTTATGGCCTAGCGTTAGCTCCTCCTGGTAAGAAAGTAGCACCCATACCAGCTAACTCTCCAACACCGCCCATTATACTACTCGTGGCCTGCTGTCTAGCTTGGTTAGCGGCTGATAATCTTTGACCAGCTCTATTTAACATACCTGTTGTTTTACTAGCTTCCATTTGCCTAGACATCATATCGCCTTCAACCATGTTTTGTTGCATTTGTGCTTCTTGACCCAGCATTAATCTTTGGTTCTGTGCCTCTTGTTGACCTATACTAGATGTAGCAGCTTGTAAATTCTGCGACTGTTGATTAGCCATTGATTGAGCTAAAGCAGCTATACCAGATCCACCAGCAGCTCCTTGTAAGTTCTGCATAGTGTTACCTAAAGCTTGTTGTTGCTGTTGAGCTAACATATCAGCTTGCTGAGTATTTACTGTTAAATCCTCATATACGTTTTGCTGATTAGCGTATGGATTAGATGTATCCATATTCTCTAACCTAGCTAACGTTTTATCGTAACCTGCTTGAGCTCTTCTTTGCTCTCTTTTTCTTTTACCAGAGCCTATAATACCTCCGGCTATACTTGACAAGGCTTTAACACCTCCTAATATCATTCCTGGTCCCATGTTTTTGCTTTATTTATATTTATTATAATCACACATTATTTACTACTTTCAATTATCTCAGAGCTAACGTGAAATATTTCAGAAGCAACAGTGCTATTGTTTATCATCTCAACTTCAGCATAATACCCAGCTATACTACCCATATTAGCTCTATTATCTTTACTAAACAATATAAAATCGTTAGCGTTAGGTCTTACGGAAGAATTAGGAATACTACACGTAATACTAACCTCTGTTAAAGCTGTTATAGGACCAATTTCTTTTATTGTTCCACCAGTGTTAAATCCTCCAAGATCTAAAACCGACGAGAAGTACGCTGTGTCTCCAATTTGTACTGAATCTTGTATTGGTTGAGAAAAAGTTAATGTTATGCTTGCCATTATTTGTATTTTATGGTTCGTTAGCTAGAGAAACATGTACTATAAATGTCATGTCAGAACTACTGTCTATATCTTCAGCGGTTTGACCAGTCCAGCTAAAGTATAAGTTTTGTGATGGGGCTTGACCTGTCAAAGTACCTCTTGTTATAGTTAAATTATCTATAGCTGAAGTAGCGCTTTTAGGTGCTATGCTTAATGTTATTTGACTTACAGAGTTTCCATAGAAATTACCAGCAAGCGTTCCAGTACCTGAATAAAGATTCGTATCATTAGGTGTTCCAATAGCTACGCTCTTACTATTTAACCCTGATATGTAAGTTGGTCCTGGGTTAAAACTAGCTCTTACGTTGGCTATTATTAATCCACCACCAGAGCCTGTTACTTCAGGAGTGTAGATTCTGAAACCACCTCCACCGGATGACTCTGCAGCTATAAAATTACCTAAGTCAAGAGTATGACTTGATGCTGTTGATCCAAAAAATTCAACATCTGAAACAACTGTAAATGTTATGCTTTGGTTTCCAGAAGCGTTTAGAGTTGATGGATTTGCTGTTATGCTTTTTATGCTTATAGAAGAATCTGTAGAATTTGTTGAATCAGTGTTAACACCTACAAAATCATCAGGTATAGGTAGTCTACTTAAAACTATATCAGCATTGTCTGTTAAAGTTAAAGTTGATGTAACGGTATTGGAGCCGTCAAATTCAAAGAAAGGAGAACCTAAATGAACAGAGCTTGGATCACTTGTGTAAGTTCTAGAATCAGATGCTGCGTCTGTTTTTACCGTGTACTGTATATTACCTAACTGTTGTATAGAGAACGTAGCTACTTGATCATCATTTGGATCTATAGCGCTACTTAACTCTGATCCACTGTAAGCTGTTGTAGATAGAGTGAAATCATATTGATCGTCGTCTAAGACACCTGGAAAAACTACATCAAACGTCACACTACCTGTAGCTGGTATAGTTGCGTTTATATTAGCGCCGTTAATAAAGTTATTGTCAATAAAGTTGTAAGCTGTGTTATCCTCGTTCACCATACCTAATGTAAACTGAGCTCCAACATCACCGTATATAGCTAACTGTCTAACACTTTTTACATAGGTTAAAGACTGTGTGTTAACTCTATATGCTTTTATTTTACCAGTAGAAACAGCTACTATATCACCGTTTGCTTGAGCTGTAAAATCTATATTATCACCAGTTGTACTCACGGCTGGTATTGTTGCTTTTACAGTAAACGTCCTTGATGTTAAGTACACGTTTTGAGTGTAAGTGTCCTGTGTTGTTATAGTGTAAGCATCACTAAGACCAGTTGAAATAGAGTAAGATGGAGGTGTTTCAAAGTATTTACCAGAAATAGCTGTGAATGTTTTTGTAAAAACAGTAACAAGAACGCCTACTTGATTAGTATTAGAGTATGCAACACCTGTTTGATTTGAAGTAGTACAATTAGCTAAAACAGTATCATACGTACCACTTATTGTTCTAGGTATCTTTAAATTTAATATAGCGTCTCCATCGATGTCTATTACCATGTTAACATCACTTGAAGGCACAAAACTATTATCTAAATCCACAGTTACTAAAACCTCATTGTCAAAAGCGTAAGCACTTGTTTTATCAGATAGAGATATGCTGGCTATACCATTTATAGCTTGGAGAGAATTGTTAGTGAAATCAGCAGCTCTAACAACATAACCATCATCTGGAACTATGTTTAAGACTATGTTTGCTAAATTTCCAATAGCAACATCTTTTGTAGTTGATACAGAGCCTGAGTTTATAGTACAGTTATTTAATGCCATTTTAGTCGTTGTTTTCTGTTACTGTTATAGTTACGCTAGCAGGTGTAACATCTCCTGATATACTTGCTAGTCTCCCAATACCTTGTACCGAGAACTCTTTAGTATCTAAGTTTCTCAATGTTGTTTCTGTACCATGTATATAATTAAACCACTTACCTTCTTTACCTTTAAATTCATTAGCGAATCCTGACTGTAAATCTGTTTCTACAGATGAGTTGTACCATCCGTTAGTGGTAGCATTATTATAATATTGATCATCAGTTAGATTTTGTTGCCAGTAAGGCGTAGTGCCTTCATAGCTTAATGTTAAAAAACCTTTTACAACATCTGGTGCATCGTTGAATATTAATTTTAAGCTAGAGTTATATTGAATGCCATAGAAATTGTTTCTAACTTGATTGTCATGAGAATACATCTCACCGTTTTTAAACGTGTAATAAACGTTATTTAAAGATATACCGTTTTCTGGTATATATGATTTTCTACTAGGCCAACCACCTACTTCTTCTTTGTAAGAAATAGTTTCATTACCTCTTCTTGTAACTTTCTGTGTTTGTAAGGATATATTATAAGAATTCTTGTTATCGTCAAAAGAACCTATAGCTACTTGAGTGTTAGCTAGTCTATCACTAAAGAAATCACTCATACCTTTTTTCGATATTAACTCTATACCATCTCTAGATAATCTAATAACAACTCCTCTAGCTCTATCAGTAAAGTAACTTCTGAAACCAAACTTAGCAAAACTTTCTGGGTTTAAGCTTATACCAAAATCACCAACGTAAGGTACAGCTTGACCCAATACCGCGTTATTAGAAGTTACGTTAGCATTTCCATCAGCGTTAAATAAAGCGTCTTTGTTAGTTAAAACTTTTAACACTTTGTCTTCACACAACACGGTAACATCTGTGTCTCTAGTGTTTAGTTTTTGTATGCTCCCATAAGAAGGGTTTATATCTTTAGTTATAGATTCAGCCATTATAAATTGGTTTAACCTATTCACACTTGATGTTGAGTTAAATATCCCTGAGAATATTAAACCATTTGTTTTAACCTCTTCATTATATTGTTCAGCTACAGTACTACTAGCTTTAACACCTTTCTTTATATATGTAGCATTATAGTCATCTCTTATCCTATTAGACTCTACTCCATTAGCAAAAGAGAAACAATTGTGGTAACCAAGCTTTATGTTATTTCCATGCGTAGACACATTGTATGCGTCACTAGCTTCGTAATAAATATCAAGTTCAGCTACTTCTTTAGGTTCTGTTTCCCATATACCTGGGTTATCAGTAGTAAAACCATCAAGATCGTCTTCATCTACATAAGTAGTACCTATCTGTATAGGCGTGTTGTTGTCGTAACTACCTGTTATACTACTAATGTTATCTTCAGGCGCCCATATTATTGGTTTATCTAGCTTTATAGTAAATACAATAACTCTAGAACTAGCAAAAGTACCTGTTCTACCTCTACCACCTGTTGTTCTACCTTCATACATGATACAACCACCTCTCCTGTATCCTTTTATTTCATATACGTTCTCATCTGGGTCTCCTGGAAATTTTATGTAATTACCAACCGTTTCTAGAGATCTAACAAAATCTTTAAACTCACCTTTTACTTGGTTTCCAAATTTTATCCATTCTTCCCAAACAACACCTCTTTGTCCGCTTCTAGTATTTCTAGCTTTCTTACCAAAACCATGGTAAGCTATCTCTATAACATTCTGGCCCTGTCTAATACCATAACCTTGTGTTGACTTCAAAGTATTGTGTAATGAAGCTCCGGAAGCATATTGAGGTCCTAGATTTCTATTAGAGTCAATATCACCTTCACCACCAAGATCTTTAAACCATTTCATTTTACCCCATCTAGCAATGTGCCAATCAGCACTAGCTCCTCCTCCATCACTTTTACTTTGTTTTTTCCAATAACGATACCTAGTACCTTGGCCACCAGCAGTGTCTTTTGTTCTAGACATAGTGGAATTACTACCGTTGACACCACCACCAATTTGCCAGAAATTAGTAGTAGCTAAAACCCTCATTTCATCAATGTTATTGAAGTTTAATACGTTTTGCTCTAGTACTGAATCTCTATATATTTTAGCAAAAAACCTTCCTTGAAATTCTGGTTTTAATTTTCTAACATTTTGAGAAATCTCAACTTCCATTTGAATACTCTGAACAGTATTATCACCACCAACTGTACCTAACCACTCGACATCAGACTCGTCAAATACTTTTTCTATCTCTATTTGCCAATACTTGTTATCAGGACATGTTATATTTGTACCTACATAATCTAACCCAGAAGATGAAGGTTCGTATCTTATATTAGCTACCTCATAATACTTAGTAACTTGATTTCCTTTTTTAATTCTAACAAGTAAATCTGATAAAGTATGTACAGATGCTGTAGATAAGTCTATATCATCAGTACTACCACTTGTTCCTCCAAAATTTGGTTTCCAAAGAACTCTTGGTATTCTTATTTTAGAAGTGCCTTTTTCTGGATAACCACCGTCAACGAATAAATTACCATTAGAATCAGCACCAACAACACCTTTAGATACTTTTTGTATAGTTAAGAAATCAGGAGCTTCGTTTTCTATAGCTATTATTTTATACCTAGCTTCGTCTTCAACGAATAGATCGCTATCGTGTCTTTTCTTTAATATTATAAAAGTTTCTTCGTTAACTTTATTTCTCTCAGCGGAAGGAAATGCTAGCCAAACGTTCCCATCTTCAGCTGGATAATGTCTATCCATAGCTAAGTTGTAATATTCTGCAGACGTCTCTTTTATAAAATATTTGTAATGAGTAGCCCAATAAGGAGGCTCATTAAGTAGTTTTACTTGTATAACATTCCAATTTACAGCCTGTGACTTGGCGAGCTGTATAGAGCCAGACGTATCTGTAAGAACAGGTGTCTCTCTACCAAAATCATCTCTATAAACAACACCTATTTGGTAAGTTCTCATTGATTTTATCGATCTACCTGGTGTTCTGACGTCGTAACCTTCTTGATCAGATTGAACTATCGATACGTTAAACTTAGGTGTTATCTCGTTATCGTTAACATCTTTTATATCGTACTGCTGAGTGTAGTTTCCGTAAAGTAATCTATTAGCAGTAAATTCTTGAGCTTTAGCTTTTTTAGGAACATTATCCCAAGGTCTAAGAAGTTGATTAGCTGGGAGTATTTTATATATTATCTCTGACTCTATAACTATTGAGTTAGAAAGCCACTCTTCGTCTGTATTCTGTACGTTTCCTTTTATACTTTTTACAGTATATATATTAGTACTCTTGTCTTCTTTATATAGTATATCAACCTCAATAACATCCTTAGGCATTCTACTTGTCTTGAAGTTAGATATAGTTAGCGTTTTTAAAGCGTTGACCATACCTTTATTATAACCCTTTTTAGGTAAGTAATCAAACTCTGAAGGTAAAAAAGCTACTTGGCTAAATGGTCCAATGGCTGAATATTGACCATCATCATACTTGTATCTATAAGCAAATCTAGGGAATTTAAACTCAAATAGTGATTTTTCTTCCATTAACACGACTTTCCAGTCGTTAGAACCACTAGTTATATCTTCAGATATAGAGTCCATATTAAGTAAAAACCCATTTGGTAGCTGTGGTAAGTCGTCAACAACTGTAGCAATAACTTCATCGCTTTCACTTTCATCTAGTATTGTAAATTTTATTCTATCACCACTAGTTAAATTCATACTGTGTTGAAACACGAATATACCATCTGAGTCAGGGTGTTGACCAGGGCTTAAAGGTTCACCGTTACTATCAGTAAAAGACTTACCTAAACAAACACTCTCGACTATACCGTCTCTAGAAGATGAAGACATTTCTAAAGTTGGAGCCTCTGTTGGTGATTTTCTTATAACAGTAACATCATCAAGAGTAAAATTATATGCTCCTGAACTAACACCATTATGCGCTACTGTTAGCGTAGTGTGAGTAGAAAAGTCTGTAGATCCAGCTTTAAATTTAGCTATATCTATCATTTTTGGTTCCGAGTTGTTGTCTGTGAAGAATAGTAAACCTTCTATTATATTAACACCTGTAATTAGATTAGCAGAGTTTAAATTTAGAACGTTAGCAGTGTCGATTAAGACAGGGGAAGAAGTTTTTGTATATTGATCATATTCTATTATAGCATCAATAGAGCTACCTGTTACAAACCAGTATATTTTATCATTAGCTGAATCTCTACAAGAACCAATACATTTCCCTCCTGCTATGTTTATCAGGGAAGAATAAGCTAGTTTATTCCCAAGAACGTTTTGTATAGCTCCAACATCATCACCTTCTGAACTAGCTACTTGCACGTTTAAAGCGTCTCTATACTCACTTCTCGGAACTAATCTCTCGTCCAGATCTTTATTCATTCGACCCGCACGAAAATCTCGTTTGATTTCTGGCATGCTTTAGTGTTTTATTTGTTTAGACTTACCTCTCATTACTTGAGTAAGTTCTTCTAATTTTAAATTTGATAATCTTAATTTAGCTGTTCTTATAGCTGCAAACTTATCTCTTTTAAATCTATTAACTAAGTACTCTTGCACGTTAGCTCTAGTAGATAAAATAGCATGCGCCATGTACTTATACATAGCTTCTTCAGCAAACTTATGAACTATCATGTCAGCATCAGTACCTAAACTATCACTAATATATTTTAACACAACTGTTTTAGCATTCATATCAGAGCTAAAATGTATCATTCCTCTAGCTGTATCTATATAGAAAACACCATTAGACTGAGCTGTTTCAGGATTTAAACCATATCTCCTACCTGAATCCGTTAGGTAATCGTACAAGCTAGCGCTAGGATCAGCTGAATCTATTTGAGCACTTCTACTAAAGTCTCTCCAAGAATCTGAATTTTGAGCTACTAGCAATGTACCATCGTTATCAAAAGAATAACCAAAATCGTCCTGCTGTAGTATAGCTGTTGGGTTGCTTGTTTTACCTGTTGGATATATTATATGTTCTATACCTGAGCTATCTTTCCATGCTACTTTAACATAGTTAACATAATCATGAGGTAGCTTCATAGTTAGTGAAGGTGGTATTTCTATTTCCTGTGACTTAGTAGATTTAAAAGTGTCGTAGCTTAACTCCTGCATACCTCTCTGTGCATGAAAAACAATATCTGATCTTCTGGCTTTAGGTATTATTTTATCTTCTCCTACGTAAGATATTATGAAGTTGTTTATTATATCGCTAATACTTATAAATTGATAATTTCCAAATTGCTCTGGAAAATTAATTTGTCTAATCAATATAGTAGCGCCATTAGCAGGAGCTGTATCAAAAGTTAAAACACCTGTGCTGTTATTGTAAGGTGTTCCATCATACAAGGCTGTATTTACCTCTAAACCATCGATAAATACTTTAAAATCATTTATGCTAGTTGGTAAAGGAGAAAATGTTAAGGTGAAAGCAGTAGCAGAACCATTACCAGTAAAAGACTGAGAATTATTGTAGTACTGTTGTTGTGTTCCTGTGAATAAAGGCATATCTTATTGTTTTTCTTCTTGAATATCTTGTACGTTCTCTGTAGATGCTTGTTGGTATAAGTTAGGATCTTTAATTATAATCCCCGCTAAAGCTAATATTTTAAAAACTAAATTAGTTTCTTCAGCCTCGTGTAATTCAAAGTTAGTAGTAGAAGATGAATTGTATAGTGCTTGATTATTTACAACTACATAACCCCAAGCAACTTGAGTTGGCCTAGCTATGTAGTTACACACAACTGTAGAACTTGTAGGTATGGTTGTTGGATAAATTTGTATTGATCTATTTCTATTAATCTCTGTAGTCCCACCTATTCTAACATATACTGGGTAATTTAAAGTAGGTGCTGTTAATGGGGAAGCTAATATATGATGTACCTCGTTTTGATTTATTTTTTCTATCTCAACAAACCTACCACAAGCGTCAGTATATAATTCACCCATTCTATAATAATCTGGCATAGTAGCAATCCCATCAGATCCCAAAACAACAACTGCTCTATATTTTTCAAATATGTCAATCTTTTCATCTAGAAGATCTATCATGTCTGAATAAGTAGTGTCATTTCCTGGTTGTCTAAGGAATTGATTTTTATCGTAAAAGTATTGCTCAAATATATCCATCTGAGCTTGATTAGCTAATATATTAAACTCTTGAGGTGTTACATAACCTCTTTGTTCTTTATTAGCAATAGCTAAAACCCTTTGATATACTGTATCTATACTTACTGCCATAATTTTTTTTTATTTATAATAACTAGGCTACCGAAGTAGCCTAACTACTATAAGGTAATCTATTTTATTTTCTTTTGTATACTCTCTAAAATTTCTATACCGTCATCTGTTTTAAACCAAGCAGCTAAAGCTGGATATGGTTCTTGATCAAATGGTACAGCCATTAGTTTTCTACCGTTTTTAGCCCAAGCAAAAGATCTACCATCTGGTGATAGTTTTATTACTTTTTGATCAACGGCTTTGTGAGCTATGTTTTTTAATTTAATGTTTTCATCTTGAATAACTCTCAAAAACTGTTGCGGATTATTTCTAGCGAAAACTATTGTATCTCTTTTTATTTCTTTACTAGTCATGGAAGATACATTAGAACCAGTTTCAACTCTTAATAAAGCTTCACAATCGTCAATATCTAAAGAAGAAGCTATTTTTAAAGCCTCTATTTCCATCTCTAAGTAAGATAAATCAACTTCAGCTTCTTTAACATCATCTTTTTCGTAATAAGACTTACCATTTAATGGGTGATAAAGCGATAACAGTTTTTGTAAATTCTGCTTTTGCTTTGGCACCATTAGCTTTCCATCTCTAAAAAATATATGACCTAGTGTTACTGTACCTTTTTGCTCATCTACAAAAGGTGAGTTTTGGTTGGTTGCATATCTTAATTCCCTTTGAAGACCCTTATCTTCATCAAACCATAATAAAGACTTTGCTCTACTGTGTTTTGCGGGTACTGTAAATAATAAAGGTGATTTGTTACCTTTTAATAAATAAACTCTATCTTTAATCTCCCAAGTGCTTGGAGTTGTATTTGCTTTTTTCATGATATAATATAATTTAATAAGGGTAATAATTACCCCCGTCAGTTCAACGAGGGTAAGAATTACACATGTTATTGATTAGTCTCCAGTAACACCATCAGTATCTTTGAACAAGATAAAGTTGTTAGCAGCTTGAACACATAAACATCTTTCTGATAAGAAATGAACGTTCATCGCATCTTCGTCGCTAGTGTAGTTACCACCAACAGATCCAGTGATCCAAGACTTCATTCTTCTATCATCCGCTTCAGAAGCTCTGTAACGTACGTGTAAGAATGGTCTTTTGATGTTTTTACCTAATTGTTGATCGTAAACAGTACTTGTTCCAGCAGGAACTAATACTCCTTGTACATCTCCAATTAATCCTCTTGTAGTACCATCGTTTAGGTATTTCCAGTCAGACTTGTAAAAATCATAAGAACCTCTTCTGAATCCTGAGAATCCTAAGTTAATTGCCATATCTTCAGAGTTGTCAAATACACCATAAGATGTACCTCCAGTTCCGTAAGAATTTTGAGTAGCTAACATGTTATCGATTGCTAATGAAGTTCCTCTATTTAAGAACATCATGTTTTCTTCGATAGCACCTTGCTTATCTAATTCTTGTAATACAACATCAAATTCAGCTAAACCTTCACCAGCTGCAGTAGATCCAAAATCAGGGTTGTTATAGATTAATCCTCTTTCTTCGATAGCAGAGAATAAACCTTGTGTACCATGATTTCCAGTACTAGCTAAAGCAGTGTCAAGTTGAGAAGAAGATACTGGCTCAGCTTCAATCATCGCCATTTCTAATTGATCTTCAAATCTTAATCTTGCTTCGTGCTCAGACTTTAAGTACCATAAGTATCCTCCAGTTCCAGCTTCAGTAGTTACTTCTACCCAACCGATACTAGCAGTATCTGATCCATTAACGCTGTACTTGTCTCTTAAAATAATTGGCTTATTTGTAAAAGTAGTAAAATCAGCATCTTTAGAGTTTCCTACGTTAGCAGAACCTTTCTTATACTCAGATCCATATACAAATACATTTAAACCAGCTACACCATCAGCACCTAATCCAGAGATATCAGCAGCAGTGTAAGGTATAGCGTTAATTGTAGTTGCAGAAGGAGTAGCGGTTACGTAACATTTTAAAGTATCACCACCTTTGTTAACAATAATAGTATCAGCTACATTAATATTGTGAGCCTCACTAAAAGTAATTAAACCTGCAGAAACGTCAGTTCCAACAGCTCCAGTATAAGCAATGTGAATACGACCTTGCTCAGACCAAACAACTTGATCAGAAGCCATAGGCATTTCAGCTCCTACCATTTTCAAGAATCCTGCAACAGTTCTGTTACCGAATCTTTCAACTTCTTTTTCGTAAACTTCTGGTAGGAATTGTTTAGTAAAGTTGTAATCATTTCCTGTGATAGACAGGTAGTTTGACCCATATAAATCTTTTACAGGTCTTGGTGTTAGGTGCGCTAATGCAGCACCTGATGAATTAAAAGGCATAATTTTTAATTTTAATAGTTAAATTATCTTGTTTTTATTTTAAACTTAAAGTCATTAGAACTACTATCAACTGCTTTTACTGTAAACCCATTTGGATTTGGTGCCTTCTCGTGAGTAGACCTTGGATCCATATCGATGTTTTTAGATTTAGCCATACTGTTTTTAACAGCATCGGCTTTACCTTGTTCGTAAAAGTGTTGAGCTACTAGATCAGGGTTCATAGCTGTGAATAAAGATTTGTGATAACCTGAAGCATCTGACATTTCATTTTTTTCATTCAAGAACTTCTTGACAAAATTGTTAATGTCGCTTTGTGTATCCTTAACCTTTGCAGCGTCTTTTACATTAAATCTGTATTTCTTTTCTCCAACCTTATATTCAAAACCTTTGAACTGATCGTTAAAAACTTGAGAAGTTTTTTCTTGAAATACTTTTTGTTGTAAACCTTGAGCCTTGTTAGTTTCCTCTAACTCTTTGTTATATCTGTTGAAAAAGTCTACAGCTTTTTGTTGTTCTGGCGCGAGCCTAGAACCAGCTTTAACTTCTTCGTAATATTTAGACTTTAACCCGTCTAAGTGGTTTTTAGCACTTGCAACCTGCTCTTTTAGCGCTAATTTTTTTCTTTTAATATCTATTTCCTCATCGATGTCTTCATCAAATGAAAACTGATCTTCCATTAGAAAGTTTATTTCATCGTTGTCTAGGTGAGGTTTTGTTTGTTTGTAATATTCTCTAAGTAAAGACTTATCATCGTAGCTTGTAAAATCTTGATTTAACTTGACATAGTCTTCTAGCGAACCACCTGTTTCGTTTATAAACTCTACAACTTTTTGGATGTTTTCTGGTAATTCAACACCGTTATCTACTTGATCGTCGATAGCTTTGTCGAGTTGTTCCTCAAGATTCTCTACAGCCTCTTGAACTTGCTCTTCTACTTGCTCTTCTACCGGTTGCTCTTCTGTAACTTCCTCTAAACCAGCAAATTGCTCTTCAGCTTCTGGTTCTGGTTGTGCTTCTGGCTCTGGTTCTTGTTCTACTTCTGGTTCTTTTGAACCTTGAGATAAATCTAATTTAAACGTACCATCTTCTAATTGCTCAGCTTTTGGCCCATCGTCGGTTGGTTCCTCTGTAGCAACCTCTTCTTTAACCTCTTGAGTTTGCTCTACGGCCTCCTCTTGAAGTTCATCTTGTTTTTCTTCTGACATAATATAATATTATAAAATTAATAAATAATTATCTAGGATCTGTTGCTCCTAGATCAAAACCGCCTCCAAGTATATCATTACTTGCAGATTCAAAGTTTTTAGGTGGTTTACCACTATTTCTTTGGTCGATTAACTCGCTTTGTTGAGATGCTTGAATTTTAGTTCTTTCGTCTTTGCGATCCTCTTTGTATCTCTCTTTATTTTTCATACCTTCAACCTCCATACCTTTAAGTCTCATATTTATTTGAAACTCGTGGTTCATTAATTCTTTTTTGTATAAAACTTCTTTAGCTAATTTCTCATCTTCAATTTGAGCCTTCATTTGCTCTAACTGCATTTTCTGCTCTGTTATTGATTGATTTTTTTGTACTTCAGCCTGAGCAGCAACTTGTTGAGCCTGAGCATTTGCTTGTGCTTGAGCTTGTATATTTTGCTGTTGCATTAATTGATCTCTCTCTTGTTTCTTTTTTCTACGTATTTTCAAGAGCTGATTTGCTAGCTTTATGTTTTTAATCTCTCTAAGATCTATAGCGTCTTCCAGATCAATACCTCCACTAGATAAAGCCATTTGTATGTTTTGCTCGAGCATTTGTTTTTGCTCATCATCAGGCGCTAATTCTATGTATATACCAAAATCTGATAAATGTAAATTAGATAACTCAGATAGAGTTGAAACATTGTGTATACCTATTTTTTGTATAAAAGCTTCTCTAGTTGGTGAAAACTCAAGTATGTCTGATATTCTAAGTGAAACTGCTTCCGCTATTTCAGATGTTATGTATAGACCTGATTGCAGTATATGTCTAGTAGCTGTGTTACTATTAGCTGCTGCTATTTTTTGAATACCAACTAAAGCATCTTTAGAAGGAGTAGACGCGTCTGTAGACTCGTTTAAACCAGTTACGTCTCTTATCATTTGTAGGTAGTAATTGTAAGTACCTATTAAGCTCTGCATTTTAGCACCGCCGTTTCCACTTGATATTTCTTGAATAGGAACTTTACCTGGGTTCATGTCACCTTCTGACGTCATTGATCTACCTATAATAGAACCAGTTTGAAAGAACATGTTTAATGCTTCTTGTGGATTGTAATTAGTCCCATTACCTAAATCTATTTCAGCTAGACCGTCTGCATCCAAGTATATACCGTCAGGAGTCATTCTAGACATCACCTGTTGCAGTTTTAAATGAGTTAGCTGTATCATATCAGCAAAACCAGTTATACGCCCTACAAGTGACTCTATGCGTCCCTTATACATTCTAGGTGCAGTTATACTATAGTTCATTTTAACTTTAGTATTATCGCTTTTAGGTCGCATCATGTTTTTACTTAGATTCCAGTCAAGTAGTATTTCAGTTCCTAATACTAAAGCTCCTTCATATAAAACCTCTAGTGATCTAGCCATTCTACCATACTTAGCTTCAAGCATTTGATCTTCCATTGGATTGAAGGTGTCATCTTTTATTATGACCTTACTAGCTCCTGTAGCTGTTTCTTTAACTTTATAAACTTCGTTAGCATAAGTCTTATAGTTAAAGTACAATATCTGTATTTGATTTTTATCGTTTTGATTAGACTCAGTTAAGCTCCTATTATAGAAACCACTATTCTGAAACCCTTGTCCAGTTATTTTATCTAACTCTTCCTTAGATAAGTTAGGGAATTGCTTTTTAAGTTCGTTTACTGGAATTGTTTTTACTTCTCCAACGTAGTATATGTCGTCAAAATATGGCGACTCAGTGTAAGAGTAAACCATATTTGCAGGATCAACGTATTCTACTTTTATACCTTCTGACTTGCTATACACAGTCTTAACAGCACCCATACCAAGAACAGTTAAATCGTAGTTAACTCTTCTTCTTGTTAAATCATACTTATTACCTTCTAAGACAACGTTAATAGCTTGCTCCTCAGCAATCTCAACAGCTTGCTTATAACTCAACTGCATGTGTAGATCTAACTCTTGCTGTGAGTCTGGTAACACCTCTGGCTCGTTCTCTGATAAATCAACACCGAAAGCTTCTTTAGCGAAAGCGTTTAGGTCTTTTGTTCTCATATCTCTAAGCATAGATTCCATATAAGCAGTTCTTTTACTTACGCCTGATGGATCTTGAGAGTATGCTTTTATATCAAATAGTCTTTCTGATATACCATTAACTACTATATCTACAAATTTAGGTATAATAGGTACTGGTTTCCAGTCTAAATTTAAGTAAGATAAATCACCGTTTATAGATAACTCGTCTTTGTATTTTTGTATTGATTGTTCTCCTCTAGCGTATAATCTAAGCTTGTGAAACTCTGTTTGGTTACCAAAGAATCTGTTAGTACCAGAATCTCTCTTGAACCACTCGCTCTCAATTGCTTTAGCAACTTTCAAACCGTAGTCTTTACTCACTTTTTCTAAATCGCTAGCGACTTGACTTGGAAAAGAACTTTTAACAACTGACTCAGCCATATTAATTTTCTATTAATTTTGAATGTGTTCCACCCTGTTTATACCTTGCGAAACTTATATTTAGTTTTTGTTTTTCTACTTTGGCGTTTGGAGCATATAAATGTCTATTACAACCCATTATAGCTAAACCAGAACTTATAGATGCATCAAACTTCGTTCTATTGTTTATATCAAACTTAGACCAATCATTTAGTAACTCATTAAAGTAAACAGTACCATGTGTTCCATCTGCTTTAATACCTACGTGATCCTGTATATACATCTCTATCGCTGCTGCATGTGCTTGTTTTATATCTTCACTAGAGTTTGGTATTCCACCAACTTCTTTTTCAGCAACAGATAGTTTGTTCCATATTTTATCGGGTCTGTTCATTGAGAAGCCTCTATACCCTCTTCTTCTTAAGTAATACAATAAACGTGGTTTGTTATTCTCTGCTAGTATAGGCATACCATAAAAAATCAATGCCATCAATACGTCTTCAAAAAATATCTCCGCGGTTTGGGGTCTAGCTATATACTCACAGAAAAAATGATTAGCTGGAGCGTCTTCCATACTAAACTTAGTTAAACCATGTAAAGAACCTTTAGAACCTTTACCATCAACTGTACCAGATATATCGTAGCTATCACAACCAAAAACACCCATATGTTCGTTACCTGGTTTCTTATAGCCATTTTTTAATATAACGTTATTCTGTAAGTGAACTGGTGGTGTCCAGCTCAATTTAAATCTACCGTTTTTATCAGGATAAAATATAACCTTACTATCTTTAACACCGTTAGCCCATTGGAAATTACCCGTGGTTATAGTGTTTATGTAGTTTGTTTCTTCGTTGTAATCTATCTGTTCGTATATCTTAGCTAAGTTGAATATACTATTTTTAGTCTCGTCTCTAAACGCGTGCTCTTCTGTTCTTGGGAATTGTCTATAAAATTCATTTAAAGCGTCACCATCATCTTTTAACCCATCAACTTCATTTTGCCAATGTTCTAATATACCTATATCTATAGTCTCGCCAAAAGGTCCAACTTTCTCTGTTTCAGGTGTTTCGAATACAGGTAATCCAAAAGAATCAATGAATCCCTCGTAGTTCCACTCCATAGGTATGAATAAAGAATATAATCCCGAGCTTGTCTGTCCATTGCGGTTTCTTTTTGTAACATCTGAAGCTTTATATAGTTTTTTAAAATTATCCCCTCCTTTGTCTAAAGCGTTTGATGTTGATCCCATCATACACTTACCTATTACTCTACTACCTAATCTTAACGTTGTTTTCGTAACTCGCCAGTTGTTGAGGATGTTGTTCGGCCTCTCCCATTTACCCGATTCATCGTGGACGAGGAGTTTGAGTTTCTCCCCATCGTAGGAGTTGTCACCGGTGTTCTTCCAGTCGATCGTCGTATCGAGCCCTGATAACGTCTCGGCTTCGGTTTGCTTGGTTGTTCTAACGATGGATCTCCTGGTAAGTTTGGACGCGGGTACACGATAGGCAAGTTCGGTTTTTGGTCTATCCATTCCGTCCTGTATCGGTGAAAAGAAAAATGGGTAGTTGACGGATATAGGTACCACCTTATCTGTGAACATCTTTTTCGCATCGGGGCCAGATTTGGACAGTATCCCGAACCGTGAGTCGGTTGATATTGTCGCCATATTAACGCACTCTCCGGATGCCATGAAAGAAAAACCTGAGCGTCGATTCTTGAGATAGCACATACCATATGACCTTGAGTCGGCTTTACAAGCTTCCCAAAATATGTAGAATAATCTATTTGCTTCTCGAAAGTCTGGCTGCCCAACATCAATCTTGGACCACTGCAAGTACATGTAATGAGTACCAGTAATGTAAGTAGGCTCGCCTTTGTTAATAAAACTGAAACCTTCTTCGCGATACTTAAACTCTTTATCAATATACTCATACCATTTTTCTTTAAATTCATCAGGGTAATCTCTCCAATCAAATACAGTCTTAATTCTTTTAAGTTCTTTTGGATACTCAGTAACCTCCCATTTATCTTTACTGAATTTTACTGGATTAATTATTTTTGGTAAAGCTATTTTTAAATTCTGTATTTCATATACTTCACCTATTTGCCCAGTTTTACTTATAACAACAATGTCATGCTCCTTGTCGTAGCCATACTTCCATTTCTTAGACTTGTTAAGTCTTTTAATGGTATTTATTTTTATAGGTTCTATGACCTTGTATAACGTTTGCTCGTACATTACTTAGATCTTCTTTCCGCAAAACCACCAAAAGCAGACTGTTTAGTTTCTTCTTTAGGTTTATTGTTTAACATATCCTCTTCTTCTTGTATCCTATTTAGTATCTCAAAAGCATCGAATATAGCTAGCTTTTTTGTTGCAGCAGCGTTCTTTAACCTATCAGCTGATATATCGTCATCTGAATCAACTATAGCTTCTTTAGCAACCTTTATTAACTCTTCGACTGCCTTATGTCCAGCTTGGATTATATTCTTTTTCGTCTCCTTGATATTCATACCTTATAGTTAATGATTGAGATCTAACTCTATATAATCTTTCGTCATCTACTATAAACTCATACTCGCTACCAGGAGTAAAACCAACTAGGTCACCTTGTTTTATTTGTGAGTCAAAGTTCTCATCAAGATACTTTACAACACCTATACTGGGTAACTCTTTGTTTAGATTAAAAATATTATTAGATTCAATAGGTTTAACAAATGAATAACCTTTAGGTGCTTTCCACTCGTTTTTGTTTTTATATAAAAATATCTGGTCAAAAGAACATAAATAATTATCATCATCTATGTAACTCTTGCCATTCTTTTCCACTCCTCTAACGTCATGATACCTTCTAAAAACATTATGATGAACAACAACTTGATCACCTATGCTAATATTAGTGTCACCTGTTATAGGTAAGCTTTTAACTATTGCTAACCTATTTACGTTTTGATGTGTGAATATTTGCGTATTTAGTATTAAGTTAACACCATTAATATCCTTGGTATTGCTGTATCTACCACCTAATGGTTCAACAACAAAGTCAAATATACTTCTCATTAATACTCTAGATTATACTCTATAGCTACAGCCATGTTTTTATTAAAATCTTTCCAAGGTAAAACCTCATCAGCTTTTTTAATAAATATACTAAACTTGTCGTCTTCTTCCGTTATATGACAAATAGTATGCCCGCCGTAGACCTCTTGACCCACGGCATAATGCATAGCTTCATTTTTATAATCCTTACCGATACTAATCTTTCTTATCAGCTTCATTCTGTGGTAATTCAGATATTGATCCATCACTAATATTAACAGAAACTTTACCGTACTCTTCCTCTAAAGATGTTTGCATCTCCATAAGCTTCTTTTGTAATTGGTTAATACCTTCTATTAATCTAGATTTTTGTGTTTCTATTTGACCTACTGATAATTGATTTTTGTTTATCTCGTTAAGTAACGATTGTAAGCCAGTTAATTGTTCCTCTGTAATTTTATCAGCCTTAGGTGATAAATCTACTACTTGTTCTTTTTTTGCCATAATTTACTTTGATTTAATTTAATTGTTATTCTATGTTTATATTATTACGCTGTTTTCACATTATTTAATTACTCATATTAAGTGTTGCGTAACCATAAGTTGTGCCCATTGGGTTACTTGTAACTACTTTCCTCCACTCACCAGTGCCAGCGGACTGCCAAGTGCTAGATGCACCGTAGCTAGTTCCGTTTATAACCAAGTTACTAAAAGAGGGTTTTGTTCCACTAAATTTTATATACAAGTAATCAGTAGAAATTTGATCCTGGAAATAAACAGCTATGATAGTTTTAGATTTAAATATATAACTAGTCATAGAACCCATGGTTGGGAAATAATTTACAGAACTACCGTAACCATAAGCGTATGTACTATAGATATTATCAGGGCGAACAGTTATCGTTGCGTTAAAGTCGTACGAAGCTTGAACAGTAAAGCTTCTTATATTACCGTAAACAATAGTTGTACCTTGTCTAGCTACAGCTCTATAGTTGTACGTATTGCTACTCGTTAATGAAACCGTATCTTCTGTTATAGTTTGTGTTATTGCAGAACTAGAGGTTCCATTGTAAGAAGTGTTTTTTACATAATCGTTACCAGTAGCTTCCGCTAATACACCTCCAGAAATTGACACTATTGGGGTTTGGCTAAAGCCATTGTTGCAATAAGTTATTCCAATTTCATCTATATTACCTGGTGTACTAGAGTATACAATATTACTGTAAGTAGTACCTGCGGCGTTTTTAGCAAAAGCTCTAAAACTAATAGGAACACCACCTAGACTAGTAGGAGTGTAGTTAGCTACAAACGCGGTTTCGGTCACAGATGTAGCAGCTGCTGTTGATAAGGTAGCTCCAGTTGAAGTTGCAGTTGCAGACTCGTTAAAAGATCCAGTTGTGTTTATAGTTGAATCATCTTCTAAAACCTCAACCACATCAGATGTAAATGTGCCGCTTGGCGTATCTCTATAAAAGTTAATTAAAGTATTAACACCTGGTAAATAAACAAAACCTTTTTCACTAACAGTTCCAGTTGTAGTAAAGTCGGAGGTAGTACCTAAATCTGAAATGTTCCCGTTCATTACAACATTACTACCAAAAGTAGTTAAAACACCTGCGGTTATAGTAGGAGCTATACCGTCTCCTCCACCTATAACTTGGTTACCTGGACAGCTAACTGAAAACCACCAACCCGTACCAGTCAACGGAGCATCTATTCGCATGTTTGAAGAACTAGTTGATGAATTCTTGTTGAACGTAATAGTACCTCTACCACCGTACTGAGCTTGAGATCCACTAGTCCCATAACTATCTGTCAAAGTATCTAGTGGCTGAACAGCGCTGTTATTAGCATACTGGGAACCTCCTACAAAACTATTTCCCGTTCCATTTCCGTCACCACTAGTATATGTGTTTCCATTCCATGTAAAAGTAAATTTATCAGGAGCAGTGAAAGCTTGATATTCTATAGTCACAGTACCAGTGCCTGTACCTAAATTTATAGGAAAATTAAATGTTCCTTTACCTCCGGTTTCATACGCTATATTACAGGCTGGTGCCGTGTAATCATGGTCATAGTTGTAAAACTCTGACATATTATAACCAGTTTCGTTATTAGGGTGATAAGGACTAAAACCATTTGTTGCATCGTAATCTTCGCCGCCTACAGTAGTAGGACCTCCTAGAGTTATGTCTCTTAGACTATATGGTCCAGATCCATCATCACCATCATTATAGTCATCACTAAGTTTTTCATTAGCTATAGAAAATAAACTTAAACTTCCGCTTCCAGGAACTGCCATTTTACAACCAAGGTTTTTCCATACCTACGTCTGTAGGTTGTTTTAAATTATTTATAAACTCTTGTAAATGGTTTTGATGTGCTTGATGGACAGGGTGAGATTCCACCCATCCAATAACCTGCTCTTCAGTTACATCTTCAAATGCAGTAAATTCATCTTCGTTTAAATCTACCTTTATATGACCTATGCTATTATGAGTATAATCACCATCCACAGCTACAACTTCAAACTCAACCTCAGTTATAACGTTAGTTAGATCTTGAAAGCTAGGAGCGCCTTTTAAATGTAGTATATTAGTACTATAAGTTATTGCCATTTTTTATTTGTTTTTTAAGTTCTTCTACTTCTTGTTTTAAATCCTTTATAGCTTCAATTAAATACCCTGTTATGTTTCCGTAAGATACACCTAAAGTTCCGTCTGTTTCACTAACAAGTTCAGGCGCTACTTCTTGCATTTCTTGAGCCACAACACCTGATCCAACCTCTCCATTGTCTTTTCTAGTAAAACTAACACCACGCATATCATAGACCTTAGATCCATCTAACGTTTTAATATCTTTCTTTAATTTTTTATCAGAGTAAGCTACGACATCATTATTGAATATTGCTTTACCAGATTGAGACATATCTAAAGTAAGAGCAGTAAAAGGAGTACCGGTGCTAGTTCGTCCTTCAAATATTATGTCTTTAATGTTTTGTTTACATGCTAAAATAAGATTACCAGCATCAAAGTTACGTATTCCCCCGTACTCAAGATTGTTATCTTTTAATATTATGTCTGCACCATTAGCATCTAAAGTTATATCACCATTTGCATCAATTTTAAAATCACCAGAGCCGCTTTCTGATAAAACAACGTGGTTGCTACCATCTGATGACATAGAAAGACTACCTTCGTTAATTTTAACATCTCCAGAAGTAAACACGTATTCACCATTGGCATCGTTTAATTGTAAGTTAGTACCGTTACTACCACCAGACATTAAAACTAAATTGTCTTCTTTGTTATAAAGAGTAGTACCATTAATGCCACCAATAGTCGTTGTTGCAAAAGTCGCTACAATTTGACTATCAGTTATTAAGTGGTTACCTTCTGTAAAACCAGAGTTTCCATTAGAAGTATCTATCTCTAAGTGACCACCAGTAACTGGTGCTGGTTCTGTTGTGACTGAAGATCCGTTTGTGTTAAATGTAAATGAATTTCCTTCTTTAGTCATTCTAACGTGAGCCATAGAATATCTACATGTTCTTATATAGACTTTGAATTCATCGTAAGTTCCGTTCTCGGCGGATTTAACAACTCTAACACCTACTTTATCGGTATCGTTAGTAGCAGTGTCATTATCAAAGACATCCACGCTACCATTTATTTCTAATTGCCCGCCATTATTTCCTTGTCTAACTTGTATTGCTAAATCAAATTTCTGCGCTGCAAAGGCTTCTACGTGGTTAGATATAAAACCTCTCATGTGCAAACCTCCATTACCACTAGTTGTTGTTGCAACGTGGTACCATTTGTTACCGCTAAGGTTACCTTCGTCGCTTACTTTAAGCGTGTAGTCGTCTTGAGTACCGTCAGTAGTGGTAAACTTTGATCTCGTAGTAGCCGCGTTATACCATGACGCATTCATCTCTGCTTCAGTATAATATCTATTATCTAACTGACCTGCATTTAACTCGGTTTCAGTATAATACCTGTCATCGTGATTATGAGAGCTCGGTGTAAACGTAGAAGGTTTATCTTCTATCCTATTCCAATGTGCATATGGATGGTTGTCGCTATGTGTCGCATTGTTATTACCTGTAAAAGTAGTTACAAAATCAATATCCCAGGATCCTGTCATTTCTGATAAACTAGTACTGTAACCAGACAACCAATCTCTAACAACCACTTGCGGATAAGTCCAGTTTGTATCACTTTCTCCTATAAGAATAAAATGCTCATCATTGGTATCATCTGTAATATACCTAACATTTAAATTCCTATTGTCTGAATCTTGAGTTGCAATAGCAAAAGTGTTATACCAATAAGGGGAACTACTAGCGTAGTTGTAACCACCTAATTTTATGCTTTGAGATCTATCGCTATTGTATTCATAAATATCCACAGTGAAAGACATCATTTGATTTGCCGCAAACGAAGGAACTTTTATTTTTAAGTAACCTGTTTTTGTTGTATCAGAAGTTGTATAAACTCCTCCTTTAACCATAGGCATGTAGTAACCACTACCACTACTTCCGTTTTCATTTGGAGTGTATATGTGTTTATCTGCTAAAAACTCACTTGTACTGAATGTATATGCTGAGTTCCAATTATCAGAATTACCATCTGATCCTGTTGATATTGAACCTACAACATGTAATGATGTATCAGTGCTTCTATTCCAGTAACCTAATAATGTGTCAGTGCTTCCAACTAATCCCCGATACTCAAAACGATCATTAGTACCATTGTATCTAAGTTTAAAGTTTTCAGTGTTGTCTACTTCAGAAAAAACAATTTCTCCATTAGGAGTTGTATTTGCTCCGGAGTTGTCATAAAATATTAATTTAGGATCTGTTTTAGCGATCTCTAAATCTCCTGAAAAATTTCCAGCACCAGATTCCAACGAACCTGTTACTACTACACCGCTAGGACCAGTTCTGAAATGTCGTACACCATTGTAGTATAAATTAGTGTTTCCGTTTGCGGCACCATAAAGAGCATATTCTCCAGTCGAAGTTTTTAAAGCAATATCTCCACCAGATTTTATACTTCTTACACCGCTACCACTTAAAGTTATATCTCCAGCAACATCTATATCATCTAGGAAATAAACATCTTTATTATGATTTATATACATAGCCGACTTAGAACCTGTAGCATATGAATCAGTTGTAGAAAAATACATCCTAGTACCATAACTACCATCTGATCTAATATATATACCTGCTTGTGCATTTGTACCATTAGAAGCATCAGAAGCACCAAATGTTATTGCCCCACCTCCATGATCTGTACTTATTTCAGGGTCAATATGTAATGATCCAGTAGATAGGCCTTGTGTTGAAGTACTCCAAACATTCCCATTTTTTATTCCTATTTGACCTGAAAAATCCCCGCCGTTTGCTTTAGATACAAAATCTGTTGGTAATGCAGGCTTGTTTAGAATAAATGCATCGCTAGTATTAGTTGTCTCATTCCAGTCCGCTTGCACATTCGCTTCAGCATCTGTAGGTGCGTGTGCTGCCTGAGAGTGAGTATACGCCGTGTCCCAATTAGAATCTTTTCTAGTACCTGCACCAGTACCACTACTTGGTTTTTTATATATACCATCTTTATACATTAACTTCCCATCAGCAAGTATAGTTATACTAGTTTCAGTACCTCCTATAACAAACGATTCACCACTACCATAAGAAGCACTATTTGAGTGACTATATTTAATATGTCCAATTTGAGAATCAGGGACATTAGTGCTAAATGTAAGATTAGCAGGTTGTCCATTTGTTGTTGATCTTAAATTAAGTGCATCACCATTTTGCTCTATTGTTATAGCCCCACTAAAAGTCCCGCCGTTTGTAGCAGAAACAAAATCTGTTTGGTTTACTACTGTACTAGGAGCAGCATCAGTTATACCATATCCTGCTAAAGTTGTTGGTGTTGTTGATATCTCAGCAAATGTAGGTTTATGACCTTCGTGATATACTTGTTTCCAAGAATTTTCAGTACCATTACTAATAGTTCTAACATACATTTCAGCACTAGTGGTATTTGCAATAGCAATTTGACCACTATAATTATAACTAGAAGTATTAGATACATGAGGTAAAGTTAATCCCCAATACCAACCTGTTGAAGGAGTCCAATCTGCACCATTTGCATCCCAACCACTAAAAGTATATTGAGAAAACTCAGTTGAATCCCAACTGTCCGCTGCTGTTGAAACATCTGACTTTGGATATCTACCATCATGATTATGAGTACTTGGCGGAAACGTAGTAGGCTTATTAAGTATAAAAGCATCACTTGTTGTAGTAGTTTCAGTCCAATCAGCCTGCACGTTTGCTTCAGCGTCTGTTGGCGCGTGAGCAGCTTGTGAGTGAGTGTATGCTGTATCGTAGTTAGTTTTATTAGTAGTTGTTAATTGGTCTGTAGTCCAAACTTGTGCCCAATCAGTTTGCCAAGTTCCATTCTTTTTACTTTTTATATGTAACTTTCTATTATGAAAATCTTGAAAAGATGCTGTTGCCCAAGATGATGAATCCCAATACTTTATAGTAAGCAATCCATCTGACGCCCCTGTAGGCTCATCATCAGCCTCACTTACATCCCAGATATAAACACCTGATGTATTAATTGTATCAAGGTCGTCTGAGTACCTTGTGTGTGTTCTTAGGTA